CAGAGTAGGTCTGGAGCTTGCGAATCGGGTAGCCTTTGGCGCGATACTCTTCGATCAGCGGATCGTCGTTGCGGAACTGAACCCAACGGACGTATTCGCGCATGGACGGCAGGTGCGCACCTTCAGTCAGACCGAACAGCTTGGAGGTCGTGCCAGCAGGCTTGATGGTCGTGTTGGTGTGCGGCACCGTGACACCCAGGCACTCAGCGTAGTCACGCGCTTCTTCCTGAACAGCACGCTTGAAGCGGCTCATGGTCAGCCACATGGACTTCGAGACTTCTTCATTCACGATGTCCTTCCAGCCGAAGCCGAAACGCGCCCAGGCCCATTCATGGAAGCCGGTGATGCCGACGCCGATGCGGTTGGTGCGGCGAACTTCGCGACCGTAGAGGCTGTTCATCGTGTTGGTGCGGATCAACGCACGGGTGGCGGTGCGGAAGGCATCTTCGGCATCGGCATCCCACAGGTCGGGCGTCGTGTTGTCAGCGTGGAAGGGAACCACGTCAGCGATCACGCAGTAGCCACCGAGCGAACCCAGGACGATCTCACCGCACGGGTTGGTGATGGTCAGGTAGTCGCAAGAGCGCCAGGCGTTGTAGAGCGCCTTCGTCAGTTCGGTCGTTTCGGTTTCCAGCTTGTAGCGGTCGGACTCGGCGAAGTTGCCATCGGACAGGGATTCGATGCCTTCTTCGTTCCAGGTCAGCTTATCCACGTTGATGATGCCGGGTTCGCCGGTGCCATCGTGGTAAGCAGCTTCGCAGATGGCGTTGAACACAGCCTTCGCATGCAGGGCCAGGTGGCACTCTTCGTCGGACAGACCCATGAAGTCCTCCATCTCGACGTAGTTCCAGAAGTCCTTATCGACGGTCACGCTGTTGTTGGACGACCACAAGAAGCCACCGCGCTTGACCTGGATGAAGTCCAGAACGGTCTTGTCCTTCCAATACTTCGTGGCCATACGGGCAGCACGACGCGCACCGCCAACCAGGACGCACTCAGCGTAGTAGTGATCGGCATACATGGTGGAGCGCCACGGTGCCATACCAGCTTCACGCAGGGCGGCGACGTTGCGAATGGCAGCAATCAGAGCGCCGGGGCCAGAAGCCGGGCGACCTTGCATGCCCATGATCGGAGCGCCACGCGGGCGAACCTTGGAGAAGTCGAGCAGCAGCACATCTTCACGGAACACCTTCTGGAAGGCCATCAGTTCCATCTTCTCGATTGCCTTCGCCCAACCTTCGCGGCTGTCCGGCACTTCAAAGACGTGGATCTCGCGACCGGCATACAGGTGCTTGGCAGTGCGGAGGTCGAGAGCTTGAATCTCACCACTCTGGACATCCTTGTGCATCATATCGACCACCGGCACGACGATGGGCAGGTAGGAGTAATCGACAACCATCATTGCGTCGTCGTAAGCGCGTCCAACGCCCGAGCCGTTCAGCAGCAGATAGAACGACAAGAAGGACGCAGCAGCGGTCGAGCAGTTCGTGAAAACTTCCATGTTGCGGGTGTGTTGATTCTCGTCGCCGTGTTGCAGATGACGACCAGACATCAGAATGGATGCTTGGCGCAGGTGATGAACCATGTCCTTGTATTCGCCTTCAGCGAACAGCGGGCCACGCGGTTCGAGAGTGGCAGAGCCGCGGGCGACGCGCTCGGCGACATCAGCCCAAGTTTCGGTGCGGATATGACCGACCACATCCAGGACGACCTTGACGACCAGATCGTCGCCATACGGCACTTCGTAGCCGTCGATAACCAGACCTTGCGACTTGGCGTAGGCAGCGACTTCGGCGTCCAGGGCCATGTCGTCACGGCGGGGAACTTCGATGATCTTCTTGTAGAGAGGCACCGCTTCGGTAATCTTGCGGGTAATTGTCCGTTCCGCCACTGCTTGCCCGATGCCTTTGGCGAATTGTCTTGCTTCTGTCATGTGTCATGCTCCATTGTTTCAGTTGTCGTTTGTGCCAATTTCTCAGCACGCCTTCTTTCGTGCGCTTCGCGCATTTTTCTCTTCGTTTCCTCAGAGTGTTTCTTACCCAAGTTCGCCTCTCTCAACTTCTGTCTCTGCTCTTCGGAGATCACTTTCCCCGCCTGTGCTTCGCGCATTTTTTCAAGAGACTCCTCAGAGTGTTTCTTGCCAACCCATGCCGCGCCTTGCTTCTGTCTTGCCTCTTCCGAGTGGTTTCTACCAGCCTCCGCCAGCTTTGCCCTTGTCTCTTCGGAGATCGGCGCCCTGTTCTTGGCTGCCTCGCGCATTCGCTCTCTTGCTTCCGGCCCTCTGCGACGATTCGCTTCGGCGATCTTGTCCCTCGTTTCCTGAGAGATATTTGCTTTCGCTTCGCGAATCTTTTGCTTCGTTTCCTCAGAGCATTTGATACCGGCCCTGCTTTCTGCCCTTCTGGCAATGTTGTAGAACGGAAGAGTCGCATCCATCCAATGCTGCTCTCGAACCAAAAGTTCCGATTCCGCCACTTCTTCCACAACATCGAATCTGAAGGCGTCAGGGCCATATTTATTCCATGCGTGCTGCAACTTTCGACTGGAATGCTTTCCAGAATTCAACTTATAAACATGCTCCTTTGATCTTTTCCTCAAGCACTTCGAGCTGCCAACGTAATGCTTGCCATTCTCAGTGTTCAAGATGATGTAGATGCCAGGTGCTTCCGTATTTGCTTCGTTCATTTTCGCCTCATTGGTGACTGATCTTTTGTCAGTTTCTCACGCGGCAATGGGGGAGTCAAGTGCGGTTAGCTACGGCATCGCTAATTGTTTATAAAATTCATCAGGGGAATGAATTCTACTCAGTGCTGACTTATGTGTCGATATAAGTTTTTACCAGGCAGAGTCCAACGCTTGAGGTCGATCTGTCTTTTTCACGACAATGGGAGATACAGGCTTGTCGCGCTCGAACGGGTGCATGATCGGGCTGCCGTCAGGAACCAGGCTGATGCGGTTGCCGTTCTCCTGAAGCGACTGCCAGAGCCAGTCGAGTTCTTCCTTGTTGCGATGCTCCAACTCGATGGTCATCTTGATGCGGCGACGGCCAGCGATCTGACGAATCTCACCGCCAAAGCCGCTGACGTTGTGCGTGTCATGTTCGACTTTGGCTTCAAGAACGCGGGCCGGGATCAGTGCGTCACGGAGTTCCATTACCAGGCATCTCCATCAGCGGTGACAGGCGCATCGCGATTGACCTTCGGTGCAGCCTTGACGCCTGCGGGTCGGTCAGCGTTGAAGGTGTTCGGATTGAGGCAAGCATCAGAGCGGGTGTAGCCCGTTGTCGAGCCAGGCCCGAACGATGCGAGACCGGCGCTGATCTTGCCGATGCCATCGCTTTCCTCTTCGAGCATCGGACGGGTCATGAACTCGCGCTCAAACGTGCCTTTGTCTGCACCAACAGTCACCCAACGCGGAGCCGGGATGGCTGCGCTCGGGTCGAAATCTTCGAGGCTGGTCGTCAATGTCGGCACTTCGAGTTTCACTTGTCTTACCTCCTTCGCACTTGCGTCATACATTCCAAAAAAACCATCAGGGCAGCGCACCATGTCGCCATTGTTGCGAACTGGCTGCTTGCAGGTGATGGCGAAGAGCTTGGCCATTCGCATGTGATCGTCCTGTTCGTGAAACTTGGTCTCGGCACAGCCGATACACTCTGGACAATCACGCTGCATCTGGCGAACCAACTGCTCTATCGCCACCTCTTTCGGACTCACTTTCGACAACTCAATGGAAAAGCGGTCGATGTTGATCTGAATTACCTTCCCTGCAAGCCTGCTCATTTGTTGCTGCCCCTCGAAAAATCACTACTGACTTATTATAGTCAGCAATGACTTATTCGATCAGGCAGCTTTCAAGCTCGGAAACATGACGTTGCATCTACCCTTTACCGCATCAATGAAAATTTCGGCATTTTTACCCCAATGAACCAGACAGCACGCCATCGGCGCGCCCTTATTGAGAGCCTTTCCTTTGTGCCAAAACTTGGGCCGCGTATCGTTAAGAAATGCCACGCAGTTTGCGAACGGAAAGATCCATTTCTTCCAATGGCCAGTATTCACAGCCACCGGAACAAGCGCGATCACAGACTGTTCATCGCTACACTTGGCACATTTTTCCAACCAATCCGAAATTCCCCTTCCGTATGGCGGATTCACAAACACGGTCTTGGCATCGCGCCAGTCGGCAGTCAAACCATCATCAGTTTCGGTCATAGCCCTGACCGCGCCGACGACAGAAAACTCATTGGAGCAAGGATCAAGCTCTATCACTCCGCCGAGCGCAGATTTCACGATTTCCACAATGTCCGGCGGCGTGTTCCAGGACTGACTTTGCGTAATCACACTTCTTCCCGCTGTCATTGTTGCTCCTACGCGGCTTTCAGGGTTTTCATCATGGACAACATGCCCTTGAACTCGTTGGTAAGCAGGCCAGCCGTGATGGCGCCGGTTGCGTCAGCCAAGTGTTCATTCGAGGCGATCAGGTTGATCTCGCCCTTCAACTTGCGAGTCATCCACTTCGCCTCCGGGTGAGCCTTCACCGCAGCTTCGATCATTTCATCCTTCGTCGCGGTCTTTTCGCCGGTCATGGCGAGCTTCACTTCGGTCGGGGTCAGTTGGATCATCGGGATTGGACAGGCTGCCAGGACGCCGATGCAGATGCCGTAGGAGGCCATTGCTCGGGCAGACTGAGAACCAACCGGCACTTCGACAAAGGCGATGGTTGCACCCTTGCACATTTCGATCATGCCTTCATGCAGCAGCTTGGCGCGACGCAGGTCGTCCGAGTTCTTGCGAACAGTCTTGGCCTTCTTCGCATCATCTTCAGATTCGACCAGACGCATGTCCAGAATCTTGAAGTCCATTGTTTCGATGTCCAGCTCCGCGACGACGATGCCGAAGTTGCGGAGGGACGGATCAATTCCCACGATTTTCATAGCGTGATCTCCAGTTCCTTGAGAGAGTTGATGAGGATGTTGTTGGCCTTGTTCCAGAGCCAGGTGTTGCCGTCACGCATCACGTTCAGCAGCATCGCCTTCTCGTCCAGATAGACGGCTGCGAACTTCGGATCGTGAGCGACGATGGATTTCGTATTGCTGCACAGGTCGGCCAGCTTGATCGTTTGAACGTCGCCCGATGCAGCAGCAAGGCGGGCGCGATCAATCATCTTGCGAACAACGCGAGGGCCGTCCTCCGGTTTCGACTTGTCGGTCAGACCATCGACGAGCGTGGCGACCTCTTCACCGAACACGGCACGGATGGTTTCAAGCGTGACTTCAGTGTCCTCGACGACATCGTGCAGCCAGGCTGCCTGAATCATCGCCGTAGAGCCGCCTGCTTGCGTCACCAGCTCGGCGACTTCAGCGGGATGAACGATGTAGTCCTCGCCGGTGTATTTGCGCTTCTGGCCCACTGCTGCATGTGCAGCGGTGGCGAACAGACGGGCTTGCTGCACCAGGACGTATTCTTTGTAGTCGCGCTCCATCACCAGCTCCCGAATCCCTGCTCCGAATAGACTTCGTGGCGGTCGGCCAGCTTCTCGCGTTCAGCGTCGAGCGAAGCCTTATCCTGCGCGTCCTTGAGCCGGTTCTGAAGGTCGAAGTCCGTGATCTGCTTCACGAAGTCGCCGAAGCCACTGAGCGACTTCTTGGCCGCTTCTTCATCCATTTCCATTTCAACGTAGTCAGCCACTTCGACAGGCTTGAAAACGTAGATCAGCTTGTTGCGCTTGCCTGCGTAGCAGCGGAGCGGCCGGAAGTTTTCACCGCCGATGTGCGGCTTCTTCGAGTAGCCATCGCCAGGCTTGTTGGCCCGCTTGACGGTCAGTTGCATTGGCTCCATGAGCATGAAGATGTCAGCGCCAGGCGGTCGAGCCACGATGTTGTTTGTCAGTGCCTCCGCCAAGTGTTCAAGAGAGGCATCTTCGGCCTCCATGTGTTCTTCGATCATTGCATCAATTCCCTTTCCGGTTGTTGTCTTGAGGAACGCATCCATGACTTCGAGAGCATCGCTCCGACGCACAGGTGCAGAAAGAGCAGCAGACTCCTTCGCCTGCTTGCTCATCATGTATTTGTTCAGGGCGCGAGCCATCAGAAGCCTCGTTCGGTCGCATCGCTCACGGTCGCCATACCGCCCGACTTGGTGACGGTAATCACTTCCGCAGGCGTCATTCCCTTATCGACCAGCCAGTAACGAGTCATCTTCCGGTCAGCGCCAATCTTTCTCGCAAACTCAGCGACCGTCAGGCTCTCGCCGTCGAACTCCACGATTCGATTGTTGCGACGATTGTTTGCCTGCTCCATCGGCGTTGCCCACCGGCAGTTTTCAGGGTAATAGTCATCAGCGCCATCAAGCCGATTCAGCGACGTGCCGGGAGGACGACTTCCCATATCCTCAAGAAAGTTCTCGAATTCGTTCCAGCGGTCACAAACGCGAATGCCGCGACCGCCATACGAGGGGTAGTCAGGACTTGTCTTGCATTGGCACCTGTTCTTCATGGCCTTCCACGACAGATAAGTCGGAGACTCGGCCTTTGCTTCTCCATGAGTCGTTCTTCTTTCAGATGTCGCTCTTCCAGCGCAGGTCAAGCAACGAGTCGAAGTGCCGTTTCTAAGCGACTGGCTATAAACAACAGCCTCGCTGCCGCAGTCACAGCGGCACTTCCATCTAGCCGCATTTGCTTTTCCGGCAGAATTCTCGGCCCTCTCAACAACAGTCCAATGACCAAAGCGTTGGCCGATCAGGTCGATTGCAGGTTTTCCCATTTCACACTCCATTAAGTCATTAGTGATTTATTATACCGTTTTCAGGTTATCGCCTGCAACAGTGGCAAGACCACCTTTTTTCGTTACCGTGATGACGGAATCAATCCAATCACTGAGACTGTTGTGGCTGATGACCAGGACGGTGCCGCGTTCCCGAGCCTTACGCTCCAGAACACCCATCAGACGCTCCAGCCCGGACTCATCCAGTGCGTGATCGACTTCATCGGCGATGAAGATGTCGATGGGCTTCGTGGCACGACCGGCCACCATGTCTTGCAGGGCCATCGCGGTCGCGAGGCGAACCTTGCGCTTCTCACCGCCGGACAGACCCGCGAAGGATTCGGCGCCCTTGTCGTTGGTCACGTCGATGTTGAACTTCTCCTTGAGATCACCCTTCGCAGTCTTGGCCAAGGTTGCCCATGTGGCGTGAATGTTCCCGTCAGCGAGTGCGCCGAGATATTCACGGGTGCGGTCATTCAGGTAAGGCGTCACCGTGTCGAGGATGTGGGCGCGAACACCGGCAGGGCCAAAGACCTTCACCGCGTCAGCCAGCAGTTCAACTTCAGCACCGCGCTCCTCGATACCCTTCGTCAGCAGATTGATGTTCTTGCCTGCCGCCTCGATCTCGCCCTTCTTCGCTTCGATAGCCTTCGTCCAGGGGTTCGCTTCGGTCAGCTTCGCGTTCGCAGCAGCCTTGATGGCTGTCACTTCGCCCTGCTTCGCTTCGATCTTGCGCTTGGTGGCATCAATCGCGTTCAGCAGGTTGCTCAGTTCGCGCTGTCGCAGAGCCAGAGCGGTAATGTCGGTCATGCCCTTCGCGAAAGCCCCGGCCTTCTCAGCAGCTTCTTCCATCGCAGTGATCTTCTTCTTCAGATCAGCGACCATCGGCACCATCGAGGACTTGAGCGCAGCGATGGCTTCGCGACG